ACTACTGCTGAGACCTGTCGTTGCCCTCATTTCGTAACCCATTGTTTTTATTACCCCTCAGTTTGTGGTTAATGCCAATATATAGCCTGGGGCAATACCTACCTTAGGGAAAAGGGGCCTGTCAACACCTTTTTCGGGTTATTTGAAAAAAAAATTACTTGATTTCTAAAAACACCATATGTTGTGCTTTACAATACATAAATCCACAATGGAGCTTCCAATGCCATTACCCCAATCCGACCTCACCATCATCAACGGTGGCCAAAAACCCATACCAACCGAATCGTTCGCCCTCGAGGACGATAAATACCAGTCAACCCCTACCCTAACCGCCCTGGGAGCTTACTGTTGGGATATATATACGGAATATAAGTCCTCGGAATATCGAGAAAAAACACTCAGAGAAATCAAGGAGGGACGCGAACGATATGAAAACCTGAGACAAGCAAAAACATTCCCCTGGGAAAACTGCTCAAATATATCCGTGGGCCTTACAGCAATCGCCGTCGATAACCTCGAACCACGCGTTAAATCGCAAATCATATCCTCTGATGACTTCCTGGTCGTCGAACCAGTGGGCGAAGAGGATATCCCTACCGCTGAATCAGCCCAGGACTTCCTGCACTGGGCCCTGCGCAATAACGTCCGCATCGACGAGTCAATCCATCCCATCATCCATAACCTGCTGCTGGACGGGACCGTAGACCTGATCCCCGTCTGGCGTGAGCGCGTGGACGAATTCCGCGTCAGAGCAATGCGGCCAATCTACGGCATCAACGGCCAACAGGTGCAATTGCCCCCTGGAGTGCAACTGGACCCCCAACAGGCCATGGGCATGGGCCTCCAGGTGATGGGAATGGAAGACAGCTACGAGACGCGAGAGCGCAACATCTGGCGCGTACAGTACGTCATGGTGCCCATGGCTGACGTATATTGCCCGGACAATCCGGATGACTGGGACGAGCAACCGTACCTGCGAATGATCTACCCGAAACTCGAAGAACTGGAGATGATGAGCGACAAGTACGGTGGGCCCTACTACAATATCACCAGGGATCTGGTGCTGGAAGGTGCCCGCAACCTCGACCAGGATGACCCCATCGAACGAGTCGACGAGGAGATCACCTACAGCGAGTACACCACCGAGGTCCGGGTGCTGGAGTGCTACGTCAAATGGCGCGGCGAATGGCGCATCGCCTCATATGCCGTCGACCGCGGGTTTCAAGAGATCCGTAATCAGCCGCTAAAGGACGTTTACTGGCACGGCCGCAAGCCAGTCCATCGCATCAAGATATATCCTGAGAGCCACCGCTCGTATGGTGTCGGCATCCCGCGCAAGATACAGGATTTCGCCATCGCCATCGATGACCTCTGGAACCAGATGATTGACAGCGGCACCGTTGAGATCATCCCCTGGTATATGTACCAGGAGGGCCCAGGCTTTTCGGCTCTCAATATGGAGATCTACCCAGACGTTTTCCGGCATGAACCTGATAGTCAGCGAGGGCAACATCAAGCACGGCTACATGGCCGAGGGCCTGCGGCCGGCATTCGGACGGCTGTTCTCAGACACGCTGTCGCTCTACGGCCAGTACATGCCCCTGGACGCCAAAATGCGCATCAAGCGGGATGACCAGTGGATGTTTCAGCCGGTGGACCCCGTGGCCCTGCAGGGTGCCTATGACATCCAGATCAAGGTGAGTGATGCCTCTGCAAATAAGATGCTCCACCGCAAAGAAGTCGTGGAGATGCATCAGCTCCTGGCCGGCAACCCGACCGTGAGCCCGGCAAAAGACGCGCTTAACATCCTCAAGGCATACGAGGTAAACGACGAGGAATCGTGGATCATTCCAGAGGCCATGCAGGTGCTGCAGGCCGTCCAGGCAAATCCTGAGCTTATCCAGATGATGCAGCAGTACCTGGCGCAGAAGGCGCAGCAGATGCGCGACCAGGAAATCGCACAGCAGGCCCAGGACAACCTGCACCGACAGGAGATCGAGCGCCAGGTAGAGGATGCGGCCGGCGTAGAGCAGCGCAAGCTGGTAGACCAGGTGGGCGAGAGCCTGAAACGTGAGGCCATCAAGCCTGTCCTGGAACAGGCGGCCATGGCAGAGATGAGAGGAGGAATGTAATGCCATTAGGGGAAGAGGTAGACATCAGCGGAGCTGAAGCAAAAGAGTATGCTGGAGGTGGGTTCGAGGACCCGTTTGCGTTCGCGGACATCAGCGGAGAGGCCACGACCGGAGAGGATGAAGATCAACAGCAGACCGGGGCAGAGGATGAGCAAACAGCGCAGGGCGGCACAGAGACGGCGGGCGGCGAAGAGACTCAGACGAAAGCTGAAGAGGGCCAAGCGGGCGATGAAGGCGACATGCCGCCTGAACCACCGGAAGACAAGACGTTTGAGAGTGTAACGCGGCTTCAAAAGGAACTGGACCAGACCAGGGCCGCCATGATGGAGATGCAGGCCAGGATGCAGCAGATGGCCCAAGGGATGCAGCAGCAGGCCCCGGTCCCTCCGGCCCAGCAGCAGCAGGCGGCCCAGCAAAACAAGCAGGCGATCAGCCTGGACGACATCGATTTGCCGTCAGAAGACGACTGGGCCGAGAACCCGAACGAGGCTGCCAAAAAGATCAATGCCCAGGTAGCGGCTAAGATCGCAGCGGCCGTTGAGCGTGGCGTGAGCGAGAAGGTGGTGGGCACCATCAATCAACGTCAGGCTGTCCAGCAGCAGCAGATGCAGGCGCTGCAATCGGCTGTAAACCTGTATCCGGAGGCCGCCAAAAACGATTCTGTCTGGCACACGGCTGATCAGATACTCAACAACCCGGCAAATGCGGCGCTTAAGCAGATGCCCATGGGGCCGTTCTTCGCGTTCAGCGCCGCCGCAAGTGTGCATGGCGTCAGTCCTGTTACCGCTAGCCAGCAAGCACAGCAGCAGGGGATGCAGCAGGGTGCCCAGGCGGAGCGCCAGAGGCAGCAACGGCTCAAATCGGGTGCCATGAACACCGGGGGCAAAGAGGGGCAGTCGACGATAAACCTGGACCCGACCCATCGACGTGTTGCCAAGCAGATGGGGTTGAGCGACAAGGCATATGCGGAAGGCCTTAAGATGGGCCAGGAAGGGGGTGCCTGATGGGATCGATATCCAATAAGATAAAGCACATGCGCAATGACCAGTTCGTCGAGTGGCTGCCGTTGCATGTCGATGAGGTATCTGCAGACGAGGAAACCTTGAAGGCCGCCATTTCCAGGTGGGAGAAGCTGATGCCTGGCGAACCGTTTCCGCGGCAGGCTGAAAAAGAGGCTGAGTCCGAAGCGCCGGCACCTCCAGAGATGGAGGGGTACGACGAGGCCGTTGCCGAGAAGATAGCTGCCGAGTTGACCGGCCGTCCGGCGGAAGCAGAAGAGGATAAGAGGCTTCCGGGGGATCCCGACAGGGCGCGGCAACATGTCCCGGAGGTGCTTTTGAGCGAGTCTGAGCGCATCCTGGCAAGCCTGATCGCGGCCAGTGATGAGTATCCGGAGATTGACCTTGGAGACATTTTGGACCGCAAATCGGCGCTTGCTCTGCCCTCCGGGCTTGCCCGGCCGGAGTATCGCTACAAGTGGGTGGATCTGCAGGACGTAAAGGGACAGTTGACCGTCTACAACGGCAGGTGGGCACCCGTTAACGCCACCAATCACTCGCATTTCAAGCGTAACATCTGGTCAGATACTGGCGGCATCATATATCGCGGCCAGTTGATCCTGTGTTTCATGCCGCGCCAGGTGGGCGATGCGCTGATAAACAAAACGATCAAAGAGTTCTCCATGAAGGCTGACGAGATGGTAGAGAGCCTCAACAGGCGCTACCATGACCCTGCCGGCCGCGAGGTGGTGGTGGTGGAGAGGACGAGCGATCCCGGGGATGTTGGGGGTGAGGATCTTGTAACGGAAGAGGAATACGATTTCGGGCCACCCGAAGTTTAACCAGAACCCCTAAAACGAGGAGATTACCATGCCTAACACCGATTACCCCAAAGGTTTGATGCCCATTGAGCCCGTCCACCGTACAGGTGAATACTGGGCGGAAGTCAGCACCGCCCTTGCAATTGGCGATGCTGTGCGTCTCAACGGCAACGGTCGACTGGTGCCCGCGGGTGCCGGCCAGGAGATCCTGGGCGCGCTGATGACGATTACCGACAAGGACGGCGTGCCGCTTACCAAGCTGGAATCCAGCAACGCGGATATGAACCTGGTATGCACCGTGTGCGATGCCATCGACCAGAAGTACGTCATCCAGATGGATGATACCGATGTTTCCATCGACAGCGTGGGCAAGCTGGCAGACATTGCGTATGGTGCCGCTGACAGCCTGCGCGAGCAGTCCACTACGGTGATCGACGGTGGCACCGTAGGCACCGGGTCCCAGCTTCGCCTGCTGGGCCGTCTGGCGACATATGACAACGAATATGGGCCTTATTGCGATTGGCTTGTGACGGTCACCAAAAGCCAGCTCAAGAGCGATGTCGGCACCACGGCTAGCGCCAAGAAGAAGGCCAAAAAGTAGGGGAAATTTACCGTCATAGACACGGTAATAATAGGGGGCATGTGCGGGTGCCGCACCATCTGCATGTGCCCCCGTCCATTTTAACCACCAAAGGAGGGTATGATGCCTACCGAAAGCAGATCCAAATTCAACAAGTATATCGCACCGGGGTTGTTCGCCGTGAGCAAGGAGAGCTTCAAGCGCTACCCGGAGACGTGGAAGCAGTTTGTGAGCCTTCGGACGAGCAAGAGAGCTTACGAAGAGAGCGGCTACACCTCCGGGTTCGGGTTCCTGATCAACAAGCGTGAAGGCGAGCCCTTCAAGTACGATGCCCGCATCCAGGGCCCGATCAAGCGCTGGGTGCATGACACCTGGGCGCTGGGTTGCCGTATCACCCAGGAGGCCATCGAGGACGTCCTGTACGGCATTATGACCAGGGCGATGAAAGACCTGGGCGTTTCGGCGGCCGCCACCAGGCATCTGCTTGCCATCCGGCTGATTATGACGGGTGAGACGACCAACTATCACACGGGCGGTGATGGTCTTCCTATCTTTGCGACCAATCATCCCCGGCTGGGCGGCGGCACCTGGAGCAACCTCGGCGTGGCGGCAGACCCGACAGAGGCCTCTCTGACAGCGGCCATCCAGGATTTCGAGGACATCGTTGACCATCGCGGCAAGCGCTACGAGCAAAGAGCCAGGTATGTATGGTGCGGCCCCAAGCACGAGTTCACCATGGCAAAGCTGTTGGAATCCGCGTATGAGCCCGAGACTCCCAACAACGCGATCAACGCGATTGCCCGCCGGCGCAACCTGACCCTGGTCATCGACAGCGAGATCACCGATGGCAGGTGGGGGGTCATGGGGGAAAAGGACAGCGACATAGGCTTGATCTGGTTTGACAGGATTAAGCCCTCGCTCAGTCGAACAGGTGATCCTGACACCGGGGATGCGAAATTTTTTATCAGAATGCGCTG